ATATTTTCCCCGGCGGAGGGAGCCAGATCTCGGCTTCATCCCCAGGGCCAGTCCGTTCCCCCTGCTCCGGCGATATTTGCGGGTTGGGTAGAGTCCGCATGGGTAGGGGAACTCGCCGTAGAGCGGGTCGAGAACGGGCTGGTCCTGGAGGTGAAGTCGGGCGAAACCACCCGAGAGGAGGGAGAACGTGGCTGAAAGGCGTAAGAAGCCGGCCAGAGACCCCAAGGACCAGGAGAACCGCATGATCTCCCTGGCCGTGGACCTCGCGGAGAGCCAGTTGCGGGCCGGAACAGCCTCCCCGCTGGTCATCTCGCACTACCTGAAGCTCGGATCCTCTCGCGAGAAGCTCGAGCAGGCCAAGATCACGAAGGAGACCGCCCTCCTCGAGGCCCGAACCGAGGACCTGGCTAACAGCCAGGCCACTCGCGAGCTCCTCAACGAGGCGATCAAGGCGTTCTCGGTATATTCTGGAGCGGCGACGGATGATCCGGACCTACAGTGAGCTCGTTCTTCGTCCTACCTTCGAGGAACGGTTCCGCTACCTCGCCCTGAACGGCGTGGCGTTCGACGAGACCTTCGCCTCGAAGCGCTACCTGAACCAGGTGTTCTACAAGTCGGACGCCTGGAGCTATATTCGTGACTTCGTCATCATCCGCGACAACGGATGCGACCTCGGAGACCCGGACCGCCCGTCCACGGGGCGTGTACTGGTCCACCACATGAACCCGATCACCGTCCGACAGGTCCTGGAGCGTGATCCGGTGATCCTGGACCCCGAGTACCTCATCACGGTGACCCACAGGACCCACAACGCCATCCACTACGGCGACGAGACGCAGCTCCTGCGTCTTCCGCCGGAGCGTAGGCCGAACGACACGATACCATGGAGGTGAGACAGTGCCTGTCCCTGACAACGCGAACCTGAACGAGCTGATCAAGACGGACCCGTCGGACTTCGTGCTCCCGTCGGTGCAGCTGTACCTCGGGGTCGATCCTATGTCCAAGGAGTACGAGGAGGTTCTGGGCTCCATCGTCAAGACCTGCTTCACCGAGGCGGCCCTGATCAACAAGGCGTTCTCGATCACAGGCGCCGAGAAGCTGATCGTCAACCGCTACCACCGCTGGAGCGACATCGGGTACCGCGAGGAGCACGAGGGGCTGATGCGGGACTTCGTCAACCTCCGTTGCAGGCTCGAGTTCGACCCTCCGCAGACAGGTTTCACCACCACGGCTATCCAGAAGATGCTCGACCGGGTTACCGGTTACATGAACATGATACCGGAGCCGGAAGGACGGTACAAATGACCACGACAGACGTCCTGGAGCACCACGGCATCCTCGGTATGAAGTGGGGAGTGCGCCGAAAGCGCGGCGCTGACGGGCGAGTCATCAAGAACGGTGGGTCCGGCGGCAAGACGTCCTCCGAGGCGCCTAGCAGCCAGAACTCCCAGCACCACTACGCACGTAGCAGCAAGCACGCGCACCTCACGAACGACCAGCTGAACGAGCGCATCAACCGGATCCAGCTCGAGAAGCGATATTCAGAGCTCACCATGAGCCGGGGTGAGGCCGCAAGTCGTCGTCTCTACACCAAGTTCGAGGACGCGGCCGTCAAGGGCGTCACGAACATCCTCACCAAGGCCATCGAGGCCAAGATCGCCCAGGCTATCGGCATGAAGCCTAAGGGGATGAAGGGCGCCGCCAAGGAGATGGCTGGCGAGGCCAAGAAGTCGGTCATCACCAAGGAGTCGGTCGAGGAAGCCGGACGCAAGGCCTGGGACAGCAGACCCCACCCGCCGAAGGACCGCTCGGACATATTCCCGGACGTCGTCAACAACAAACTCAAGCCCTCGGAAGGTTCCACACCTTCTTCGGGCAGCGGTAAGCCTCCAAAGCCCTCTGACGGAGGCGGTAAGCCCCGCGCGGTGGACGGGGCCAAACCGTACGGCAGTATCAACCGTGAACGGAGAATCCCACGTGTTGACAGCACAGGTAAGGAGGTCGTGCCATATTCTCCCAGCAGGAACCTTCCGTCGTCGATCACCCAGGCCCGACCAAGGGCTCAGTCGCCTAGCGGGCCTCGCATGATCGGTAGCAATCGCCCATCCATGGTCGACGACGGCCAGGGCAGGGTTCGTCCTGTCCCTAGGACTCCGCCCACTTCTCTCGGTGCCGCACCGACACGTCGGCAGGTCGGCTCCTCGGCCAACAGCCTGGGTGGCGGTGCCTGGCAGACCCGACCCGGTGCGTCCGGTAGACAGAGCCCCAGTCCCCGCAAGGCTCCGGGACCTGTTCTCGGCGTCGGCGGGGGCGCCACCCAGTCGCGTCCGGGTGTCCCCCTCGGGACACCTCCGACAGCGATCCCGTCCTGGGCGAAGTCCGCGGACATCCGACGGAAGCCTGCCTCAGACCTCGGGAAGGCCCGAGGCGTCTCCAAGGCGTCCAATTCCGTGCGTAAGAAGGTCGTCGGGATCCCGACCACGAGGCGGTTCCGTCGTTCAGCAGGCACGGCTCCGGCGAGCAAGCGCGACGGGTAGACCCGTATGCTCTCGAACACGGCAGTTCCTAGGTACTACGGGGCGTTCCGTGAGCGGGTGCTCGCCGGCGAGATACCGGTCTGTCGTGAGGTCGAGATGGAGATGAACCGTCAGGACCGTCTCATACGGGACCAGCGGTTCTACTACGACGACGAGGCCATCAACGGGTTCGTCGCGTTCTGCGAGGCAGAGCTCACGCTGACGGACGGGTCCCCGCTCAAGCTGATGGACACCTTCAAGCTCTGGGCGGAGTCACTGCTGTCGTGGTTCTACTTCGTCGAGCGCAGCGTGTTCGTCCCGGACCCCGACGGTTACGGCGGGCACTTCGAGACACGCAAGATCCGTAAGCGTCTCGTGAACAAGCAGTACCTGATCGTCGGTCGCGGCGGGGCCAAGTCCATGTACGCCGCCTGCATCCACGCATATTTTCTCGTGTGCGACCGCCGGACCACCCACCAGGTGGCCGTGGCGCCCACGATGCGGCAGGCGGAGGAGGTCATGACCCCGATCGCGACCGCGATCACCCGCGCGCGTGGTCCGCTGTTCAAGTTCCTGACCCACGGGTCGCTACAGAACACGACCGGCAACCGCATGGAGCGCAAGAAGCTAACGACGACCAAGAAGGGCATCGAGTCGTTCCTGACGAACTCCCTGCTCGAGGTCCGACCGATGTCCCGCGACAAGCTACAGGGTCTTCGCACGATGGTGAACACCGTCGACGAGTGGCTCTCGGGCGATCTGCGTGAGGACGTGATCGGCGCGCTCGAGCAGGGGGCGTCCAAGAACCCTGACTGGACCATCGTAGCCATATCCTCCGAGGGGACCGTCCGCAACTCGGTCGGCGACGACGTGAAGATGGAGCTGTTGAAGATCCTGAAGGGCGAGTGGGACAACCCGCACGTCTCGATCTGGTACTACAGGCTCGACGACGTCAAGGAGGTCGCCGATCCGACCCTCTGGGTCAAGGCCCAGCCCAACATCGGGCAGACCGTGACCTACGAGACGTACCAGCAGGACGTCGAGCGCGCGGAGAACAACCCCTCCCAGCGCAACGACATCCTCGCGAAGCGGTTCGGCATACCGTCCGAGGGGTACACGTACTACTTCGCCTACGAGGAGACGCTACCGCACCGTCCTCGTGAGTTCTGGGGTCTTCCCTGCGCCATGGGTCTCGACCTGTCGCAGGGCGACGACTTCACGGCGGCCACGTTCCTGTTCCCGAGGCCCGACGGGACGTTCGGTGTCAAGACGCGGTGTTACATCACCGAGGTCACGATGAACAACCTGCCGGTCTCACTCCGCATCAAGTTCGACGAGTTCCTCAAGGAGGGCACGTTGATCGTGATGCCGGAGACGATCCTCGACATGATGCGCGTCTTCGACGACCTCGACGAGCATATTCTCCAGATGGACTACGACGTGCGCGCCATGGGGTACGACCCTTACAACGCCAAGGAGTTCGTGGAGCGCTGGGTCGCTGAGAACGGAGAGTACGGGGTCGAGAAGGTCATCCAGGGCGCAAGGACTGAGACGGTACCTCTCGGCGAGATCAAGATCCTGGCCCACGAGAGGAAGCTTCTCTTCGACCAGGCTATCATGCAGTTCTGCATGGGGAACACGTTCACCCTCGAGGACACGAACGGCAACCGCAAGCTGTACAAGAAACGCCGAGAGGCCAAGATCGACTCCGTGTCGGCGCTGATGGACGCCTTCGTGGCATACAAGCGGAACACCGAGGCCTTCGAGTAGGAGATATTCATGGCGAGACTACGTGACCGGCTGTCCCACGCCTGGGACGTGTTCCGGTCGCCTGAGATCCGAAAGCCACCGGCCCAGGTGCTCCCGTCGACGTACCGCAGACCCGACACCCTGTTCCACGGGTACGGCAGCGCTCGCGGTCTGATCGAGGTCCTGTACCACAGGATCGCGCTAGACGTCTCCATGACGGACATCAAGCACTGCATAGTCGACAAGAACGGTACCTTCGCGTCCGAGGTCATGGACCCGCTAAACGAGCGACTCCGGACCGAGGCGAACGAGGACCAGACCGGGCGTGAGCTCATCTACGACATCGTCTACACGATGCTTCAGGACGGCGTCGCCGCGGTAGTCCCCGTGGACACGGACGTCGACATCACCAAGTCCAACACTTGGCGCATCGACTCCGTCCGGGTCGGTGTCGTCCGTGACTGGATGCCCGGGTTCGTGAGGGTCCAGCTCTACAACCCTGAAGCCGGACGCCGGGAGGACGTCGTCCTGCCCAAGCGTTCCGTGGCACTGGTGCAGAACCCGTTCTTCCAGGTGGCCAACCAGCCGAACGTCACGCTCAAGCGTCTTACCGAGAGGCTTGAGACGATGGACGTCATCAGCACGGCCTCCCGTCACGGGAAGCTCGACCTGATCCTCCAGCTGCCCTACGCGATCAAGAACTCCGCCCGGGCCGAGCAGGCAAAGGCACGTGTCGAGAACATCCGTAAGCAGCTCGAGGGCTCCACGTACGGCATCAGCTACGTGGACGCGACCGAGCACATCACACAGCTCAACCGACCTGTCGAGAACACGATCATGGGGCAGGTCGAGTGGCTCACGGACCAGCTGTACAAGCAGCTGTCGATCTCTCCGTCCATCCTGGACGGGAGCGCCGACGAGCAGGTGCAGCAGAACTACTACCAGCGCACGGTGCGGCCGATTCTGGAGGCGATAGTCAACGAGCTGACACGAAAGTTCCTGACCAAGACCGCCAGGTCCATCGGTCACCGGGTGATGTACTTCCACGACCCGTTCATGGGTGTGACACTCGACAAGATCAACGACATCGCCGACACGATGTCGCGCAACGCGATCCTGACGCCGAACGAGATCCGAGGTCTGCTCGGGTTCCGCCCGGCTGACGACCCGAACGCGGACAAGCTTGTCAACCCCAACATCAACCCGTTGGCAGACCAGCCGACCGAACCTCAAAATGGAGAGGAAACCTATGAAGCCTGACTTCAGCGGTTACGCAACGGTGCCCAACGTGCGCTGCTCTGACGGGCGCACCATCCGCCCGGGCGCGTTCCGCGGTAACGACAAGGGGACGGTGCCGCTGGTCTGGCAGCACCGCCACAACGACCCGGGCAACGTGCTCGGCCACGCTGTCCTGGAGGACCGGGGCGACAAGGGCGTGTACTGCTACGGGTACCTGAACAGCACGGACACCGGGAAGCGCGCCGCGGAGCTGATCTCGCACGGCGACGTCACCGCACTGTCCATCTACGCCAACGAGCTCGTCCAGGACGGCGACGTGGTGACACACGGCTCCATCCGCGAGGTCTCACTCGTTCTCGCCGGGGCCAACCCTGGTGCCCGTATCGACAACCTCACGGTTGTCCACTCCGACGGCTACGAGGAGTACATGGGCGACGAGGCTGTGATAACCATCGGGTCCAGTCTCGCTCACGAGGACGAGCCCAAGAAGGAGCCTGAGGAGGATGACGGGCAGGAGCCTACGTCCGACGAGGAGGACCTCACCGTCGGAGAGCTCCTCGACAGCCTCACTCCGGCCCAGATGGCCGCGGTGGACTACGTGATCACCGAGCTCACCAAGGGTGAGGACTCGGAAGAGGACGAATCCGGCGAGGAGGAGTCCGAGAAGACCGCACCCTCTGAGAAGAAGGACACAAGCATGCACCACAGCAACGTCTTCGAGAAGCCGGCGACCGAGGACGCTCCGAACATCCTCCAGCACGACGTCTTCAAGAAGATCATGGCCGACGTGGCGGAGGGGCGCGCGAACTGGCGCGACTCCGTGCTCCGTCACGCGGACGAGTACGGCTTCAAGACCGTGACCGGGCTGTTCCCGGACGCCAAGGAGCTGAACACCCCTCCCGCGATCCTCCAGCGGCGTAAGGAGTGGGTGAACGCTCTGCTCAACGGCACCACCAAGGTGGGTATGTCCCGTCTGCGGGCTACCTTCACCGACACCCGCGACCCCGAGGCCCGGGCTCGTGGCTACGCGGAAAAGGGTGGCCTCAAGAAGGACCAGGTCTTCAAGTGGCTGCGTAGGACCACCACTCCGACCACGGTGTACGCCAAGTCGCGTATGGACCGGGACGACATCCTGGACATCACCGACTTCGACGCGCTGACCTACCTGGCCAGCCTGCTTCGTCTGGCGCTCGAGGAGGAGGTCGCCCGTGCGATCCTGCTCGGTGACGGCCGTCAGACCACCGACAAGGACCACATCGACACCGACTGTGTCCGACCCGTGCTCACCGACCCGGAGCTTTACACTATCCACCGCGACGTCAGCGGCGGCGCCGCCAAGGCGGTCACCCCCGCGGCCATCGCGGACGCAGTCGTCCTCGCCCGCAAGGAGTTCGAGGGCAACGGAACGCCGGTCATGTTCGCGACCTCTGACCTGGTGGCCACGATCCTGACCACCAGGGACGCCCTGGGTCGTCGTGTGTACCCGACACTGGCCGACTTCGCTGCTGAGGCTCGCGTCTCCGCCGTGTACGAGGTCCAGGTCATGGACAGCGCCACCCGTACGGACTCCGGGACCTCGAAGAAGATGAAGCCGCTCGCCATCGTGCTCAACCCCGCGGACTACACCAACGGCTCGACTCGTGGCGGCGAGATCACCAGCTTCAACGACTTCGACATCAACCACAACCAGCAGGTCTCGCTGTTCGAGACCCGGCTGTCTGGCAGCCTGCTCCAGCCCAAGACCGCTATCGCGATCGAGGGCGTCGAGGGCACCACGATCACGCCGGACGCCACTCCGGTCCCGACCAAGACCGTGGCCTGACCGTCAAAATAGAGGCGGACCATGACACGTGAGAAGGTGGACGTCGGGTTCCAGCACTTTCGCGAGACCGCCCATTCGGTTTACCGTGACGACCAGGTCGTCCGGTCGTACCCGGCGTTCGTGAACCGTGTCATGGTCCGACCCGTCGTCCAGGATGACTCCAGCGTCGAGGACGTGCAGCTCTCGAACCAGGTCTCGTTCCTGACGGACTGGTACAGCACGAAGTACATCGACAACATCCGGTTCGTCAAGTGGCGGGGGAACCGGTTCCGTGTGCGTTCAGTGACCTGGCAGTACCCGAGGATCGTCCTCGAGATAGGCGCGCCCTACCCGAACGACGAGAGCGGTGTGTGACGTGGTCTCGCGTATCGAGTTCGACCACGCTCTTCGGGAGCTGTGGGGAAAAGTGTACTACAACCCGCCTGCCGGGTACAGGATGATTTACCCGGCGATCGTCTACAGTCTGGACTCCGCGGACACGACGTTCGCGGACAACATCCCGTACAGGGTGGAGAGACGGTACCAGGTCCAGGTGATAACCAAGGACCCGGACTCCCATCTGGTGGACCTAGTAGCACAGCTCCCGACGGCTGTGTTACAGTCGACGTTCGTCCAGGACAGCCTGTACCACTTCTCATTCCGAGTCTATGCCTAGGAGGCAGATACATGACAGCGATCAAGTGGGACGAGCTGAAGGACCGTCGGTTCCGGTCCGGTGTCGACCACGTCGCGCTCTACGTCCAGGACAACGCCGGCACCTACGGTAAGGGCGTCCCGTGGAACGGCGTCACCAAGATCGGCGAGAGCCCTGAGGGTGCCGAGGCCACCGACTTCTACGCGGACAACATCCAGTACGCTTCGATGCGTTCCGCCGAGAAGTTCAAGTTCACCATCGAGGCCTACGACGTCCCGGACGCTTTCGACGCCTGCGACGGTCTGGCGGAGCTGACCAAGGGTGTCAGCATGGGACAGCAGACCCGTGCTCCGTTCGGTCTCGCCTGGCGGAGCTACATCGGCGACGCCAAGGCCGGCCAGCAGGCCGCGTACGAGCTCTGTGTCGTCTACGGCTGCTCTGCAAAGCCCTCCTCGAAGGAGCACTCGACGATCAGCGACTCGCCCGCCGCGGCGACCCTGTCGTACGAGTGCAACACCACTCCTGTCCCGGTGACCGGCTTCTCTCCGACCGCCATCGTCCGGGTGAACTCCGCGAAGGTGGAGGACACGAAGCTCAAGAAGCTCGAGGAGAAGCTGTTCGGTAACGAGACCGACGAGCCGAAGATCCTGACACCTGACGAGATCAAGGAGCTGCTCAAGTAGTATGCTCCGTCTCGAGGTCGCTCCGGGTGAGTACTTCGACGAGCGGAGTCTCACGTTCGTCTCCTCGCCCGGTGCCGTCGTGCGGCTGGAACACAGCCTCGCGTCGCTGTCAAAATGGGAGTCGATCACGCACCGGTCGCTCCTCAAGGAGACGGACCTCTCCGGTGAAGACCTCCTGCTGTACCTGGAGTGCATGTGCCTGGACGACCCACCGAGCAGGGACGTCCTTACACGCCTTGCGCTCCAGCACTCACGGGAGGTCGGAGCCTACATGACCGACCGGCAGAGCGCGACCTGGTTCCACGAGAGTGGCAAGGGCTCCGCCGGCGACACGGTTACCGCGGAGATCATCTACTATCAGATGGTGGCCCTGCGGATACCCTTCGAGTGCCAGTACTGGCACCTGAATCGTCTTCTGGCCCTGATCCGGACGTGCCAGGTCAAGTCCGAGTCGGGGCGGAAGGAAGTCAGCCGCTCCGAGTTCGCGGCCCAGAAGGCCCGAGCCCGTGAGCTCTACCGGAGAGGGAGGCTCGGTTGAACGAGCTAGAGGACATCGAGACCATCAAGGCGACCCAGGACGGCGGCAACCTGCCCCGTGCCCTGGAGGACGCCGTCAAGCCCGACGAGGAGGCCTGATCTTGGCGACGCTCGACCAGGTGCTCGCCGTCGCTGAGGGCGAGGTCGGCTACTCCCGCTGGGACGACCCTAACGAGGGCACGAAGTACGGCCGCTGGTGCGCGGCCGCTACCGGCTACTCGGTCTACGCGCAGTCCGGCGTGCCCTACTGCGCCATGTTCGTCAGCTACTGCTTCCGCATGGCCGGCGACGACTACCCGGGCGGTATCTTCGTGTACTGCCCGACTGGTATCAACCAGGGTGTCAGCCGTGGGCTCGACGTCAGTGTCGCCGACTGCCAGCGCGGCGACGTCGTGTTCTTCGACTGGGACGACGACGGTATCAGCGACCACGTCGGTTTCGTGCTGTCCAACAACGGCTGGAGCATCTCCACCGTCGAGGGCAACACCAACGACGGTGCGGTTGCCTACAAGACCCGCTACTACTCCGACGTCTGTGCTGTGATCCGTCCTCCGTACGACGGCTCCGCCTCAGACTGGGAGGACGATGACGAGGAGTTGTACGTCGACGGCGAGTTCGGTCCCCGGTCCGTCCGTCGCGCCCAGCAGCTCGCCGGTACCACCAAGGACGGCGAGATCTCCGGCCAGGACGTCTGCAACCGTCCGTACCACGTCGCCCTCACGACCGTGAAGTACGACGACGGTACCGACGGGTCTCCCCTGGTCGGCGCTATCCAGCGTGCTCTCGGCGTCGAGGACGACGAGCACCTCGGACCGAACACCATCGCCGCGCTCCAGCGGTCACTTGGCACTGTGCCTGACAGCTACCTCGGTGCCATCACCGCCTCCGCCTGGCAGCGGAGGCTCAACGACGGCCACCTCGTCTGAGGTCGGTCAAAATCGAAGGAACCTTGAGACGTGATTAGTATTGACGTTCACGGCGGCTTTGACAACGTCGAGAAGTTCCTTCGAAACGGTAAGGCACTCACGCTACACGGTGTGTTGAACCGGTACGGTGCCCTGGGGGTCGCGGAGCTCCAGAAGGCCACGCCAAGGCAGTCCGGTAAGACTGCTGCCAGCTGGACCTACGAGATCCACGGCTCCCAGGGCACGTACAAGATCGTCTGGCGTAACACGTCGACCACCTCGACCGGCATCCCCATCGTCGTACTCCTACAGTACGGACACGGGAACGGGAACGGCGGATACGTCCAGGGACGAGACTTCATCAACCCTGCCATGCGGCCTGTGTTCAACAAGATCGCCGAGGACGCCTGGAAGGAGATCAAGCGTCTATGAGCTCAATCGACACCAGGATCGTTGAGCTGAAGCTCAAGGCCGAGCAGTTCCAGCAGGGGCTGTCCAAGGCCGGTGCGGCTCTCACGACGTTCAAGGAGAAGCTGCACCTCGACGGCGTGACCAGCGGTCTCCAGAGCCTCAGCGACAAGGTCCGCAGCTTCGACATGTCGGCCATGGCCGCGGCCCCTGACGGGGTGGCCGACCGGTTCAACGTCCTCTCCATCGCGGCGGGCACCGCCCTGGGTAACATTGCCACGAAGGCGATCTCGGCCGGCGCCTCGGTCCTCAAGTCCTTCACGCTCGACCCCGTCCTCGACGGCCTCTCCGAGTGGGAGACCCAGATGGGCGCGATCCAGACGATCCTGGCGAACACCCAGTCCAAGGGTACCACCATGGCCGACGTGACGGCCTCCCTGGACGAGCTGAACCTGTACGCGGACAAGACCATCTACAACTTCTCGGAGATGACCCGCAACATCGGTCTGTTCACAGCAGCCGGTGTCGGGCTCAAGGAGTCCACCGCGGCTATCAAGGGTATCTCCAACCTGGCCGCGATGATGGGCGCCAACTCCATGCAGGCGACCTCGGCGATGACCCAGCTGAGTCAGGCCCTCGCCTCGGGGTCCGTCAAGCTCCAGGACTGGAACTCAGTCGTGTACGCGGGCATGGGCGGCGAGGAGTTCCAGGAGGCGCTCAAGCGGACTGCGAGGGTCCACGGAGAGGCGGTCGACCACTGGATCGAGAAGGAGGGCACGTTCCGAGAGTCCCTCAAAGACGGGTGGCTCACGTCGTCCGTCCTCCTCGAGACCCTCAGTCAGATCGCCGGCGACTACAACGACGAGCAGCTGGAGGCGATGGGTTACACCGCCGACCAGATCGCCGAGATCCAGCGGATGGCCCAGACCGCGACCAGCGCGGCCACCGAGGTCAAGACCTTCAACCAGCTGCTGGACACCACGAAGGAGGCCGTGGGCTCCGGATGGGCCAAGACGTTCCAGATCGTCTTCGGCAACTTCGAGGAGGCCAAGGCACTCTTCACCGGGATCTCGCTGTTCCTCACCGGGGTGGTCGACAAGGCCTCGGACGCTCGCAACAACCTGCTCCAGGGGTGGAAGGACCTCGGCGGACGGACCGAGCTGATCGAGGGACTGAAGAACGCCTTCATGGCGATCTGGAAACCGCTCACCGCGATCGGTAACGGGTTCAAGGCCATCTTCACCGGTCCGACAGCGCAAGGTCTCTACAACATCACGCACGGGTTCGCCAGTCTGACCTCGCGTCTGGTCATGGGCGAGGAGACGCTCGGACGACTTCAGCGAGTCGCCGCCGGGTTCTTCAGTGTCGTGAAGCTCGCGCTGTTCCCCATCATCGGCACCCTCAAAATCGTAGCGACTATCGTCAGCAAGGTCGCCTCGGGTTTCCTGAGCCTGGGGCAGACCGGCGCCGGCGGCCTTCTCGGTCTCGCCGCAGTGATCGGCGACGTCACCAAGAAGGTCGTGAGCTTCATCACGTCGTTCGACGTCTTCGGTATCACCGCCCGGGCCATCGGACGAGTCATCGACGCGGTCATCGGGTCCATCAAGCACATGTGGGCCTGGTTCACGAACCTCGGTACCGTGATCAAGGCCGCGATCCCGGAGTCACTGGTCGAGAAGTGGAAGAAGCTGACCGACGCGGTCAAGAGGTTCTTCGGGCTCGGTGACGGACAGAACAAGGCGCTGACCAAGCTCGGCGAAGTGACCTCCAAGGTGTCGGCGAAGTTCGACGCCTTCCAGGAGAAGATCAAGGGGAAGGTCCAGCCGGTCCTTGACAAGATCACTGCCAAGGTGTCCAACCTGGCAACACGCGGCTTCGCGAAGCTCGATGGCGTCATGGACAAGGTCCTTGCGAAGTTCCAGGCGTTCAAGGCCAAGTTCCAGGAAAAGTGGGGCGACGTCTCCGCCGCGACCGCGGACAAGCTGAAGACCAAGTTCGGCGAGCTGCGCGAGAAGGCCTCCATGACGTGGGCCGACAAGGGCGCACCCAAGCTCGCGGAGCTCCGTCAGCGGATGCACGAGCTCGCCGAGGAGGGCAAGGCCACCTGGGCGGAGCAGGCCGTGCCCCGTATCCAGCGCTTCAAGACCGCGCTGTCGACCGCCTTCCACAACCTGCTCAACGGAGGCGGCATCAAGGAGGCTCTGTCCGAGCTGAAGGCCGCGTTCAAGGACCTGTTCAGTATCGACCTGTCCGGGATCAAGTCGAAGCTCGGCGGCGTGATCGAGCCCTTCAAAATCAAGGACACCGACCTCGGCGGGAAGATCATCCCGAAGATCAAGGAGGGGTTCGCCCAGGTCAAGTCCTACATCGAGGCCAAGGACTGGAAGGGTCTGGGGCGTTACATCGTCGAGTCCTTCAGCAAGGGCCTCAAAGCGACCGCTCACGGCTTCGGGGACTTCTTCGAGCCGATGGTGGAGAAGCTCAAGGCCCAGGCCGAGAAGGTCCAGACTGCTGCCGGCGAGATCGGCGAGAGCAAGATCAAGCCGGGCATCGAGTCGCTCAGCACCTCGGCCTCGAACGCCATGGAGTCGTTCAAGGCGAAGATGCAGGCGCTCAACGGCAAGTTCGACATCGGGACGATGCTCAAGGCGGCACTCGGTATCGGCGCCGGCGTGGGCATATTCAAGGCCTGGAAGGGTCTGTTCAACGGCCCGCTTGCCGAGACACTGTCGACGCTCAACGAGACGCTCGAGAACTTCGCCGAGACGTTCAAGTCGTTCTCCAACAAGATGAACGCCGAGGCCGAGAAGCTGAAGGCCGAACGGATGCTCATCCTGGCGGGCGCCATCGGCGTGCTCGCGCTGTCCCTGTACGTCCTGGCCAAGGTCCCAGCGGAGAACCTGACCTCCGCAGGCATCGCGATCGGGGTCCTCGCAGCCACGATGGTCAAGTCCATCAAGGCCCTCGAGGGGCTCAAGGGCGGTCTCGGTCGCGCCATGATCATGGCCACGTCCCTGATCCTCCTCGGCTTCGCCTTCGCGACGATGGCGGGCGCCCTGAAGGACATGGGCGAGATGGACGACAAGCAGCTGTCGCAGGGGCTCATCGGCATGGCCGCCGTGACCACGGCCATGATCGTGCTCGTCAAGAAGATGTCGGACGGTGGTCTCGACAGCGGCAAGAAGGCGATGATCCTCCAGCAGGCCAAGTCGATGATGGTCATCGCGATCGCCATGCAGCTGGTTGCGGGTGCTATATTTCTTCTCGGGTCCATGGACATCGGCACTCTGTTCCAGGGTACTGTCGCCATCGCCGCCATCCTCGCGGTGTTCGCGGTGTACGAGAACTACGGCGGCGAGCTCAACCCGAGCAAGGCGGTCGCTATGCTCATACTCGCCGGATCGCTTATCGCCGTCGCCGGGCTGGTCGCGATACTCGGCTCCATGCCGTGGGGCAAGTTCATCTCCGGGATCGTCAAGCTCGGGATCATCATCGGCCTGATGGTGGCGTCCACGAAGATGGTGTCCGCAGGTGACGTCACCAAGTCCGTGCTGCTGATAGCGCTCACGCTCTCGGTCAAGATCGCCGCATCGGCCATACACCAGCTCGCCAGCATGGGATGGGGCGAGCTCTTCAAGGGCATGACGATGATGTGGCTCGTCATCAAGATGCTCGTGAAGGCGGTCAACGAGGTGAAGGCCGGAGACGCCGACAACGCCGGTGTCCTGATCGTCCTCGCCGCCTCGTTGTACATATTCGCCAAGGCGCTACAGGCACTGGGCGGTCTGAGCATGACCGCGGTCGCAATCGGCATGATCGCACTCGGACTAGCGCTCAAGATCCTCCTGGGTGCTGCCTCGCAGGCGGACAAGGTTTCGACGGGCATGTTCACACTCGCCGGAGCGCTGCTGGCGATCGGTCTGGCAGTCGCGCTAGCCGGTGCCGGTATGCTCATGGCCGCTATCGGTCTGGGTTCGCTGGTGGGTATGGGCGGCGCGGCCATCGGTATGATCGCCTCCCTCGGTGAGACCATCCTGAACCTGATCCCGTTGCTGTTCACGGTCCTGGCACAGGGACTTGTGAACTTCGCGCAGATCATGGTCGACAACGCGCCGGTGTGGACGAACCTCATGATCATGCTGATCATGTGCCTCGTGGACGCGATCAACGCGACAGCTCCGTCAGTCATCGCGTGCCTCATCGGCGTCCTGATCGCCCTGGTGACGGCCATCGAGCAGTCGCTGCCGACCTTCATCGAGAAGGGCGCGAACATCATCGTGTCCCTCCTCCAGGGACTGGCGTCGAACCTCGGCAGGATCATCACCGCGGCGACGGACGTCATCGTGGCGTTCCTCGACGGCATATCCGCCAACATGAGTCGCATCATCGACTCCGGCATGAAGCTGATCGACTCGTTCCTCCAGGGGATCGCACAGGCCATCAGCAAGCACGGGCCGTCGATGCTCAAGCACGGTATGGACATCGGCAAGGCCATCATCAAGGGCATCGTCAACGCCATCAAGGCTGGTGTGTCCGAGGTGTGGAACGCGGTGACCGACCTTGCGTCCCAGGCGTGGGAAGGTTTCACGAGCTGGCTCGGGATCCACTCGCCGTCCAGGGTGTTCATGAAGGGCGGTCAGTACATCATCGCGGGCCTCGTCAAGGGACTCGAGGACGACACGTACAAGGCCGAGCAGGCCACCGAGACCCTGGCGAAGCACGTCAACAAGGCGTTCAACGACTCGGTCTCCCTGGTCGACGCCGAGGCGACACCCACGATTCGTCCGGTGGTCGACCTGTCGGCCGTTCGTGCCTCCGCGGACGAGCTCGGTGACATATTCGCGAACAGCGTGAGTATGGACCCGACACTCGCGCTGGCCAGGACCGTGTCAGCGCCTTCAGCGGTCTCCGCGGCAGCCGGGACGGGCACCGTGGAGAACCACTACAACTTCCAGCAGGTGAACAACAGCCCGAAGCAGCTTGACCGGTACCAGATCCGGCGAGACACGCAGCTGCTGTTCCGTCAGTTCCAGGAGCTAGGCTCGAGATGATCCGTTCCGTCACGATCGACAACAACCTCGGGTCCAAGAGGACCGTTACACTACGACCTCCTCACGACACGGGCATGATCGTGAAGGACATTACGGGACTGGGTCCTGGCAAGGCGACGATCAACACCAGGTCCCTGGGCAGCGGGGACGGGGCAGTGTTCAACAGCGCGAGGATGGACATTCGCACCATCACGTTCACCTTCGCGCTGTACCCCGTCCCCACTATCCAGGACGCACGGGACATCGTGTACGACACGTTCCCGCTCAAGCGTCCTGTCCGACTGGCGTTCGACCGCGAGGACCGGACGCTCCACATCAACGGGTACGTGGAGGACGTGACTCCGACGATATTCTCCGAGCAGGAGGAGGTCTCGGTCACGGTCAACTGCCCGGAGCCCTACTTCAGGGAGCTCGTCGAGACAGGCGACGGCACGATCTCGCACACCTTCACTGACACGATCCCGATGTTCGAGTTCCCGTTCTCGAACGAGAGCCTGAAGCAGCCTCTCCTGATCCTCTGCGATCTCAAGTACCGTACGGACAAGGTCCTGGGGTACCGCGGGGACGCTGACGTAGGCTTCGTCCTTACGCTCCACATCAGGACGTCCGCAGACCGGTTCTCGGTCACGAACGTGACGACGGGCATGAAGCTCGAGCTGGACTTCGCCCTGGTCCTGTCCATCATCGGCAACAAGCCGAAGGAGGGTGACCTGTTCGAGGTCTCAACGGTACGGGGAGAACGCTATATTCGCTTCTACCGTGCGCAGACCAAGCACTGGTACAACCTTTTCAACTGCGTGAAGCGTCAGTCCAAGTGGCCCATACTCGTCAAGGGCGAGAACCGTATCGCGTTCGATCTCTCGAGCACCGACACGAACGCGGTAACCGCTTCCGCCCGTTACTTCCGTCTCCACCTGGGGGTGTGACGTGGACCTGTGGTCCTTCGACAAGAACCTGGAGCAGATACACGTCACCGACGTCTTCATCCAGCTCCTCTGGCACGAGAACTTCATCGGAGGAGGCGACTTCGAGCTCTGTGTACCTGCGTACAGCACGATCCTGTCCAACTACCCCATCGGCGGGTACGTGGGCTTCTGGGACGACGTCCGCGGGCACACCGAGTACATGATGATCGAGGCTGTGAAGGTCGAGACGGACGTGGAGACGGGCGACTACGTCGTGGTCACGGGACGGTCGCTCGAGTACCTTCTGGACAGGCGTATCGTGTGGGGCCTCGAGGACTTCACCGGACAGGGGCTTCTGTACAGTGTGGAGAAGCTCGTCATGGACTCCATCGTGACCCCGCACAACGCCAACCGGCGCATACCGGAGTTCCGTCTGAACCGGAACCTGTACAGTCCCACGTACGACAACTGGCCCAGCGAGGCCGTGTACCACCAGTACACAGGCGACAGCGTCTACAAGGCCGTCAACGAGATGTGTACGGACACCGGTACCGGGTGGTTCGTCAAGCGCATGGGCGCGGGTTACTTCGACATGTACGTCAGGAAACCGGTGGACCGGTCGTACCGTCAGAGCTCCAACGTGTACGTCACGTTCTCGGAGGACTACGGTAACCTCCAGTCGTCCGAGTTCACGGACGACATCAAGCCGTACATGAACACGGTCCTCCTCGGCGGAAGAGGGGAGGGCGCTGTGCGGTTCTACGCTTACCAGTGGGAGACGTCCGTCGAGCCCAAGGGCCTTGACCGGCGGGAGATGTTCTACAACGCCTCGGACGTCAAGGACAAGGACGGCGAGACCCAGCTCACGGATCAGCAGTACCGGGAGCGTCTCTGGAAGCGGGGCACCGAGGTACTGATCCGCAACAGGCGGGAGTACACGTTCTCGTCCAAGCTTCTTCCGGACAACGACTTCCGTTTCAACGTACACTACTTCCTCGGCGACTACGTGAACGTCGAGAACCGCTACGGGGTGTCGTCCATCTGCCAGGTGACCGGTCTGACTCGCTCGTTCACCCCTGACGAGCAGGTGGTCTACCCGACGTTCGCACATATTCAGGAGGCCTGATGACCGTAGTAAGCGGTTTCTACAACTCCGTCAACGGGGACCGCAAGTACGACGCCGACGCCTTCGGTCGGTTGTTCGAGGGCGTGATCCGGGACGGTGTGTTCCTGTCCGTGGGTGACCAGTTCAAGGTCAGCCTGGACTCTGGCATGCGTCTCAGGATCGGCACCGGCAAGGCGTGGTGCATCCGCACGTGGGCGTACAACGACCAGCCGGTGACGACCACACTGGCTGACGCAGACCAGTCCGAGGACCGTATCGACCTCGTGTGCCTGGAGTTTGACAGGCGCGACAACGTCCGCAACACGGATATTCGCGTGGTCAAGGGAGAGCCCCGGTACGACCCGGTACGTCCGGTCTACGTCAAGGAGGCAGATCGGGTTCAGCTTCCGCTGGCGTTCGTCACGGTCCGCGCCAAGGCGACCTCGATCGTCCCGACGGACATCGCCTATGTCGTGGGGACTGACTACTGCCCCTTCGTCGTCGGTGTCAACGGGACGATCAGCCTGGGACAGTACATCGACGATATTCGTCGGGAGTGGGCGGACTACCGGGACAACCAGAAGCTGGAGTTCCTGAACTGGTTCAAGGACCTGAAGTACACGCTGTCCGGCGACGTCGGCGCGAAGCTGATGAACCGTCTGGACGCCGCGATCAAGGAACTCCAGATCACACAGTACGGTTTGAGGGACCAGCTCGTCAAGATAGACGTGGCGTCCGACGTCGTGACGGTGACAGAGCGTACGACAGTATCCGGAGCACCTGTGGTAACCACCAAGCTCTTTCCGGTAAGCAGTGGCGTCATAGCCACTCAGGTGTATGACGACCCCTCGAGCGATAAGCTGATAAAGACGGAGACCACGTTGCAGAACTTGGCCGATGGTAGTCTCATCAAGACGACCAGAAAGGAGATCCCGCGATGAGCTGGGCGGAGTCCGCGTATATCGTGGAGACACTAAAACGGTGGTTGTCCGACGGAACGGGCTCGGGGGTTCCCTGCAACCCGTGTACCAACGTTGCCGCCAAGAACGGTGGGCAGGACAAGATCGTTCTGACGTGGTACAACGGACAGGACCTCACAGTGGGGACCGGTGACCTGGAACAGGTAATAGCCCGGTCGTTCGGGGTGACGATCGTCGCCCGCGAGGACCGTCCTCCAAGGAACGTCCGCGACGGTGTCGTCCTGTACCAGGATCCGATGGACCCTATGCTGACATACCTCGACGACTACCCCAAGGGGAGCGAGGGACCACTCCGGGCGATCGTGACCGCACCGTCACAGAACAAGGTGGTGTACTACGGCGTCTTCGCCAGGACAGACCACGGGGTGCTCAACTACGACACCTCGCAGGTCGTGGGGATGATCTCGCCGGGTGGTATGTACGGGTTCCGTCAGATGTACCACGAGCCCTTGACGTACAACGTCAAGCCGCTTCACGGGACCGCTGCCTTCAAGCCGGTTCGGGGACTGCAACCCGGCGCGAGCTGGGGTACCGGCCCCACACTGGGCGGGTGGGAGCAGGACCCGTGGTTCAAGGAGATCAAACCGTACATGGTGAACCGGCACGGACGAGCCGACTACGCCCTGGACCCGGTGGACCCCACCCGGCGGCTTTCCGGCGGTGGTTCTGACGCGACGAACCCGAACTACTCCGGCGGGTGCTTTGTGTGGATCCCTAAGGTGTACGTCCGCGAGTACCTCACCAATGCCGCGGAGTACCGCCGGGGCAGGATCTTCGAGATGACGCCCAATGCCACTCTAGGGAAGGCTGTAGGCTCCACGTACACGAACTTCGTCAACCCATGCTTCTTCAACAAGAACGGCCAGGAGGTGGAGGGTCTGTGGCTTGCCATGTACCCGTTCTCCGACTCGCTCTCCGGATCAAGTGCCTCAGACGGACGGATCGTCTGGGGGAAGAACGCATCGGATATAATGGAGATGCAGGGCTGGAAGGCGTACGACTCCGACGTCGTGGCGTTCTACGGTGGTACGTTCATGCGACTGATGCGCGACCTCTCGTACATGGTCGCGCAGACCACCGAGATCCAGTCGGCATTCGGCTACGGCTACTGCAATCGCCCCGCGGACTTCGAACCGGTCTCGTCGGTGATACGTTCCAACCCCGCCTCCCCTGGGTTCTACGGAACGCTCGGGTACGACAAGCCTGTTCAGGCGTTCTACTCGAACGTCATCGCGTCACACGACTACTGGGTGATAGACCCGTACACGATCCTGGACACGCAGTCAAACACTCTCATGGTCTGCGACAACTGGAAGTACCGCGCCGACGGCACAGGCTACCGGTGGACAGAACGTAAGTGGTACGGGAACATACTCGAGGGCTGGAGCGAGGGCATGCGTCCGCTCTACGCGGAGACCTCCGACAAGTACTGGGAGTACCTCAGTGAGTACTGGGTGCAGGTCGGAGACGGAGCGGAGCAGTGGGCGAAAGGTTCCGGCGACTACGTATACAACAACGCCGGTTCCGCCAGGTACATCATGCCTCGCCGAGGTGGGTGCGGCAAGCTCCTGTGGGAGTCCGGTCCGGGCTGCATATCCTGGTACCCTGTAGACGGCAGGGACGGCTGGCAGACCGCCGCGCTGGTCCTGATCCCTCCAGTTGGGTACAAGCCGACGTATCGTTGATGACATACAAGTCAGAGATACTCGGTGCGGTCATCACGGTGCTGGTATCGGTGATCGCCTCGTCCGGTTTCTGGGCCTGGATCTCCAGCAGGATGCGGTCGCGTGACGCGACGACCGAGCTGCTGCGAGGCCTGGCCCACGACCGGATCATCCAGAGTGGTATGTACTTCATACGTCGCGGGTACGTGACGTATGGCGAGTTCGAGGACTACCACGTGTACGTCTACGAACCGTACCAGAAGCTCGGCGGGAACGGCCTGGCCGAGCAGGTGTACAACCAGGTCAAGTCACTACCCCTGGTCACTGACCAGCAGGCCTTCGAGCTTCAAGAGCAGAGGAGACGACAGGAATGCTGCCGGACCGAGTCTACAGGATCCTGAAGTACGTGGCGCTCGTGGCCTTCCCGGCCATCGCGACTTTCTACGGCGCCCTCGCCGGCGCATGGGGCTTCCCCGAGCCCGAGAAGGTCATCACCACGATCACCGCCCTGGACACCCTCCTCGGCGCGCTCATCGGCATCAGCACGATCCGCTTCAACGCGGTGCAGACCTCGGACGGGACCCTTATGGTCGACAAGTCCAAGCAGGTGTTCGCCGAGCTGGAGCCCCACGTGCTGAACGGCCGTGAGAAGGTGACCCTGGACGTCAAGCACGTCTAGGTGAACCGGCATACCTCTTTCAAGGGGTATGCTTTTTCCGCAGGTATAATGACCCCTCACTACCGAAAGGAAACTACCATGAACAAGACCCTCGACCGCGACGACAACCGTGCAGTTACTATCGCGACCGGCGCCCAGGCCTTCGCCACTGGTTTCATGTTCGTCTTCATGTTCGCCCCTGCCAGCATCATCTTCCGGATCTTCCGGATCATGATGCTGGCGTTCCAGATCAAGACGAGTCGGAACCCCGTTATGCGAAGCACCACGCGCGCTGCGTCACGTACCTTCTTCACGGAGAAGCGTCGTGTCAGGATCGTCAGCTTCAAGGACCTCTAAAGTGACCCCGACCCTCTACCACCGAACCAGTGGTAGAGATTTTCCGTAGGTATAATGACCCCTCACCGCTCTGAAAGGAATCATCATGGAAACTGTGCTCTTCTTCCTTGGCCTCATCCTCATCATCGCCATCATCATTGCCTCATCGATCCTCCGAATCATCTCGATGCTGCTGGGATCCCCCGCATCCCCGCTCATCGTCATCATCGGACTCGTGTGGTATGCCTGGCGCAAGTACAAGAAGGTCTGGAAGCAAGCTCTCCACGTTCGCCACCAAGCGAAGTGACCACTCAAAGCTCTACCGTAACACACGGTAGAGGCTTTCCGAGTACATATTTTCTGGTGATAGGATGACCCCCAATAGAAAAGGAAACAGCAATGGCTATCCTCGTATGGTTCTTCGGCAACTTCCTCGCCGTACTCTCCATCCTGAAGTATCTCGCACTCAGCCACCATGTTGGTGTGCTAGCCGCGATCTTCCTCATGGAGTGCGTCCGAGCTCGCCAAAACCACAAGACCCTCGCATCATCCGTCTAGCTACCAACCCTACTTACCGCGCTACCAGCGGTAAAGGGTTTCCGACCCTCTTTTTTTTTCGCTCGGTATAATGACCCCATCACTACTGAAAGGAAACTACCATGAACACTGAAAAGTCTTACGACCGGACAGGCGCATTCGTGCACATGTTCTTCATCGGACTTGCGTCGTTCTTCACAGGTTTCACATTCACCCTTTTGTTCGGCCCCTACTCGCATGTCAAGAAGGCACTCTTCTTGCTTCTCGGTAGGGCGGTCGACCATGACGTGAACGCGGTAACCATGACCGAAGACGAACGCAACGCTGCTGAAGAGTTCTTCACGAAGTCCTACAAGGTCAAGGTCATCAGCTTCAAGGACCTCTAAAGTGACCCCGACCCTATACCACCAAACCAGTGGTATAGGTTTTTCCGTAGGTATAGTGACAGGTACGTATGAATCCTAGGATTCATACCGGAATGCATTCCACCTTCTCTTAAGAAACCCGTCAACCCCTTCCTCCTCGGATCGTCTAGTCCGCGATCTGGGGAGACCCCTCGTATAGCACCCTCAGCAAGTGCTATGCACTTTCCGTTTCTACCAGAGAGGAACTGCTATGAAAGACAAGAACCTCGAGAAGCCGGAGTCGCCGAGGCTGCTTCGCTGGTCCAGGAGAATCCACAAGTTCGGAAGGTTCGCCGACGGCGTGTCGGCTTTCACCTCCGGCATGCTCGTCGCGGCGACGTTCGTCGCGGGTAGTCGAACCGACTTCCTCAAGGCCTGCCTCGGCACGGCGACTAACATCTACTGTTTCCAGTCTGACTGGCCCGAGGACCAGGAGATCCGTACTCAGACCTACCACGTCGAGATCGTCAAGATCTGACGTGTACTTTTTTCCTACCATAGAATGACCCCTACAATCCAGAAAGGTTCATCATGGACAACAACAACAACAACGCCGCTGACCTCGTTATCTCTAACGACAACAAGTCTAACGACAACAACGTCCAGGATCGCCGGTTCACCCGAACGGCCGATCTCGCCGCGCGTGGCATCACCCGCACCCAGAAGTTCATCAAGTCCCACTATCGGGGACTCCTGATGGCCGCTGGCGCAGGTGCTGCGCTTGGCGTGCTCTACGCCATTCGTCGTAACAACGACGACTCCGAGGACTCTGTCGAGGACTCTGTCGAGTATGAGTTCAACAACGACTCGGCTGACACCACTGATGTTGACACTGCTCCCATGAGCAACAACACCCTCTGACCCCAGGTCGCCCCTACCACCAAACCCGGTGGTAGGGGTTTTCCTTTCCTATAATGACCCCTACCCGAAAGGAACATCATGCAGACCTATCGTGTTCGACTGATCAAGTCTGACGGAACTCCTCGACCTCGCCCTAAGCGCGCGATCGACGAGGAACTCAACAGTGCCGTAGAAGCACTCGCAGGTCTCAATCCTTGGGACCCCGAGTACGAAAAGGCTGTCGCTGCCGTTAAGGGACTTACCGAGGCTCGAAAGAACCTCGATAAGCCTGCCGTAAGCGGCGAGACAACCAGGACCCTCGGATCCCTCGCAGGAATCCTGTTGGTGCTCAAGCACGAACAGTTGTTCGTCATCGCCTCTAAGGCGTTCTCGCTGATCCCCAAGATCTGACAATCTGACACCCTACCATCGGGTTTGATGGTAGGGGTTTTCGCACCCTCCAGAAAGGAATACTACAGTGCTCAAGTACGACATCACATACGAGAACTTCGACGGGGAGAAGGAGACCCGAACCCTGTACTTCGACCTCGGCAGGAGGGACCTTCTGAAGATGCCCAACGGCCTTGTGAAGAGGCTCGAGGGCACTACACCTGAGGAGATCGCCGAGGACCCTCTCCAGGTCGCTCGTGATGTCATCGCTATCGTCCTGCTGGCTTACGGAGAGCGCCAGGGAGACCGCTTCGTCAAGTCCAAGAAGATCAGTAAGCGCTTCGAGGAGAGCCTCGCGTTCGAGACCTTCCTGGACGACCTCCTGAACAAGGAGGGCACGTTCGAGCGGTTCGTGCAAGGCGTGTTCCCCGCCGAGGTCGCCCGTGAGGCGATGCAGAAGGCCGCGAAGCTCGACAAGGACCGTAAGGAGTGACATATTTCGCATGGTAGGATGACCCCTGACCCACTGAAAGGCATTCTACCATGCGTGACATCATCGTCATCCTGACCAACGCCGACAACGTCATCTCCCGCCGGGAGATGAACGGGCAGCTGTTCAGGACGTCTATGAAGATGGCGCTTCGCCACTTCAGCAAGTAACCCCTACCCCATACCGTTTCGAGCGGTATGGACTTTCCGAGGAAGCCCCCCAAAAATGCGACACGCAGCAACAGCAGCACCACGATCTATCCACGAACTCGTCGCACTCATCCGCCATATTCTCAGGAGGAAGCAGAAGTGAAGCCAATACTCAAGTTCGTCAAGAACAACATCCCAGTCATCTGCACCGCAGCTGCCGCGGCGGGGACCCTCGTCACGGGTGTCCTCGCCGCTCGCGGTCACGAGCTGGCCCTCTCCCGTACCCACGGTTTCGAGCAGCCGACGCTCCGCGAGACGGCGAAGATCGTCCGGGACAACTGGACGTGCTATATTCCTGCTGCGTGCTTCGCGGCGGTCACTGTGGCGGCACTCGTCACGGGGCACCAGGTTCTCGCACGCCGCCTCGCGGGGACGTTCGTCCTCTACGAGATGGCGGAGAGCTCTGCCGCACGCTGGCAGCGGGCAGCCGAGGACGTCCTCCACGAGGACTCGTACGAGGCCGTCAGGGACTACAAGGACGGCCGGCAAGCGGAGAAGGCGTTGCTGTACCAGCCGTTCGTCGCGGACGACGCGTTCGTCGACGACTACTCGGGGCGCATGTTCCGGGCCAAGCTCGAGACACTCCGAAAGCACGTCAACGACGTGAACGAGCGCCTGCTCCACGGCACCGAGGCCTTCGTGTCCCTCAACGACTGGTACAACATGATCGGTCTCCCGACGATCGCCATGGGCGACTGGGTCGGCTGGGATGATACCTACCTCCTCGAGGTGGAGTACAGCGCGGTCATCCACGAGGACGGCTCCCCGGTCGGCGTCGTATCGTTTCGTAACCCTCCTCGAGGGGAGCGAGCCTGATGAGTGCAGTTGAGAGGTTCCCTTCCAACAGCGCCGACCGAAAGGTCGAGGAGATCACAGAACCTCGTCGACCTCGTGTCCGCCAGATCGCCAAGGGGCACCACCGTCAGCGGTCAAGGCTCCGCCAGGAGCTCGTGACCGAGGACGTACGCACGGTCGGCAGCGACGTCATGTCGGACGTCATCCTGCCGGCGATCAAGGACCTGGTGTTCGACATCGTCTCGGAGTCCTTCAGCAGGGTCCTCTTCGGGCGCTCGAGAACGCCTTCTCGTAGCCGGTCCGCCAGCTACACCAGCTACCAGCAGTCATATCCTGGTAGCACGCCTTACTCGAGTGCACGTCAGCCCGCCACGGTCCGTGCCTACCGTCCTGCCTGGGAGCCGGTGGTCGTGGCGACGCGGCAGGAGGCCTCACTGGTCCTCCAGTCCATGGCCGAGATCCGCGACGAGTACGGCAGCGTGTCCGTCGCAGATCTGTACGGCCTCATCGGCATCACCCCCGAGTACACCGACGAGAACCGGGGCTGGACGAACCCCGGCGTCTTCGAGGGCGTACATATTCGCCGCACGAGCGGCGGCTACCTGCTCAACCTGCCCGAACCCGTGTCCATCACGGACCGAATCTGAGAGGAAAGACACAGATGTTCTCCGTAGTCACACGAGCCGTCAGCATGGCGGCTCTCCACGTAGTCAAGCACGCACCAACCATCCTGCACGTCATGGGCACGGCCTCGAGCGTGGCCGCGTCCGTCTGCGCCGCCAAGGCGACCACCCGTCTCGAGGAGACGATCGCCCCGGAGAGGCAGCAGCTCGCGGCTATCAAGCAGGCCTGCACAGAAGGCCGCGTCATGAAGGACGGCACCCCCTACGAGGGCGAGGACTCTCGCAAGGACACCATCACCGTGACCACCCGTATCGCGGTCAAGTGCCTCAAGCTGTACGCGCCCACCATCGGGTTCCTGGCTCTGAGCGCAGTCTGCCACGGCTCTGCCGCCCACATCATGAGCAAGCGTGTCGTGGCGCTCTCAGGGGCTCTGGCTTCCTCCAAGGAGGCTTACGGCCTCCTGAAGGGAAAGTACGAGAACGCCCTGCGTGCGGCCGGCAAGGACCCCGACGAGCCGGTCATCGAGGTCTTCGACAAGGAGGCCCAGGAGGCGACCGGCTACCAGGGCGCCACACGTAAGGCGTTCAGCATGTACGCCGTGCGGTTCGCCGCGGGCAACGAGAACTGGTGCACGTCCAAGGCCGAGAACGACGCCTTCCTGTCCCAGGTCCAGAACTACTTCAACAACAGGCTGAAGTCCAAGGGCTTCGTCTTCCTCAACGAGGTCTACAAGGCACTGGGGGCCCCCGAGACCCCCGCTGGTCAGCTGACCGGCTGGCTGTACGGAAACGCCGAGGGCGATGACTTCATCGACCTGGGTATCGGCGCCGGCAAGATCGACGCCGAGCTGCCTGACGGGACACACGTCGTGGAGTACGTCCTGGACCCGAACGTCCAGGGCGAGATCTGGGAGATGATCTGATGGTCGTCTCCACTGGTGTACTTATCTGCACGCACGTCGCGGCGTTCGCGCTGGGCGCCCTGACGTACTACGTGTGGGACTACGGGGTACCGTCGTACTGGCGGAACCCGGAGAAGATGGACCCCGCGCCCAAGCGGCTCTGGGTCTACGAGGAGGACGAGGAGCTGGACGACGTCCTCCAGGAGACCCTCGACATGTACGCACCGGACCCTGAGAGTCTGACCGAGCAGGTCGAGAAGGACGAGGAGGCGTCACTCGACGGGCACCTCGACTCCCGGATCTACGCCATATCCGAGGCGGAGTTCTCGGAGGACAAGCTCGACTACGAGAAGTCCGAGCTCCAGGTCTACACGGACGACGAGACCGTCGTGGACGAGGACGAGGACGTGGTCGAGGACCCGCAGGAGCTCGTGGGGGACCTCACGGGCTTCGGGGGTACGTGGACCACCGTCTACGTGCGGAACGACAACCTCCGCAAGGACTTCATCGTCCACAGGATCGAGGGCGCCTATGCACCTCGCTGACGAGATGGTCCTCAGCTCCTCGGAGTCCTGGGGCTACGCGAGGTGGCTAGTCAACCGAGCGTACTCTATGCTCCCGTACCCGGACGAGTTCGGGAGCGGGCTCTGGGAGCTTGCCGTCCGGAAGTGGACGGACGTCCCAGGCTACGACGAGGCCCGCATGAAGGACGCTGAGGCGCTGAGGACGGAGTTCGTGCAGGACAACTCCGGCACACTATTCGGGTCCTGGGTGTACACACGACCGTACTCGGTGCTCGAGGTGCTGGTCCGCTTCGCGGAACGGGTCGACGAGACCCTGTCCACGGACGACAGGCCCGCACTCGACATCATGTTCGACAACGCCGGACTGTACGCCTTCGACAACTTCGCCATGACGAACCCACGGGACGTCATGGCTTTCGTCATCCAGGTCCACGAGGCCTGCGCCGGGGGTACCACACCGGCCGGCCTCTGCGGGTTCTTCCCGCTCCCGCCCGACTGGGCACGTGAGCGACGTATCGACCAGCGCAGGCTCCCGCTATGGGAGCAGGCGTGCAACTACATGACCTCGCTGGTCTCCACGGGGTCGTAGGAGGAGACACAAATGGACTTCGTCACCGCGGCCACGACGTCGCGTCGAGTCGAGAGGCAGGACGTAACCGAGGTGAGCCCGGTGTTCTGGGTCCAGGACGTGCAGGACCTCATGATCCGCGGACGGGAGTTCTACGCCGTCTGGAACGAGGAGAAGGGGCTCTGGTCCAAGCGCGAGATCGAGGTGGCCGGCCTGGTCGACAAGGAACTGGCCGCCGAGACCAACCGCCTGGACGGAGCCCCTTCGCACACCAAGTGGATGCGCTGCTACGACACGGGGTCGTGGCGACGCTGGCGTCAGTACGTCACGTCGCTCCCCGACTCGTGGCAGCCGCTTGACTCGAAGCTGGTCTACCGTTCTGACGAGCCTAGGCGTCAGGACATGGCCAGCACCCGCCTGCCGTACGACCTCGAGGAGGGGGACCCCGAGTCCTTCCGGACCCTCCTCGAGCGTCTGTACGAGCAGGAGGAGCGGGACAAGCTCCTGTGGGCCATAGGGTCCGTGGTAGCGGGAGACAGCAGCTCGATACAGAAGTTCGTGGTGCTGTACGGCTCGTCAGGTACCGGCAAGTCGACGGTCCTCAACATCATCGAGCAGCTGTTCCCCGGCTACACGTCCATATTCGACGCGGACGCCCTGACCTCGAGGTCGGACGCCTTCGCCTCCGCGATGTTCCGGGACTCGCCCCTCGTGGCCATACACCACGACGCGGACCTGTCCCGGATCGACCGCAACCAGCTTCTGAACTCCATCGTCTCGCACGAGGAGATCATCATCAACGAGAAGCACAAGACCCAGTACACCACCTCGTCAAGGTCCATGCTGTTCATCGGCACGAACAAGCCTGTTCGCATCACGGACAGGCAGTCGGGTCTCATACGCCGTCTGATCGACGTCGCACCCAGCGGCGAGCGGTTCGAGCCGGACGAGTACCAGCTGCTCATGAGTCGCATACCGTTCGAGCTCGGCAGGATCGCCCGGTACTGTAGGGACGCCTACACGTCCATGGGGCGGAACTACTACGGACGGTACACGCCGGTCCGCATGATGACCGAGACCAACCCGGTGTACAACTTCGTCTCGGAGAACGCGCCGCGTCTTCTCGCCGAGAAGGAGGTCACGCTAAGGTCGCTGTACGCCTCGTACAAGGAGTACTGCGACGAGAGCGGTCTGTCCTTCCACGTCCCCAAGCACGTCTTCAAGACGGAGATGATGGGGTACTTCAAGGAGTTCCACCCTCAGCGTAAGACCCCGACAGGCAAGGCCACGAACGTCTTCGTGGGACTCCGGTCGGAGATGCTCGAGGGGTTCCGTGCCCAGGAGGAGAAGGCGAACCACGAGCACCCGGTAGGCCTGGTCCTCGACGAGACCGTGTCCGTGCTCGACGACGTCCTGTCCGACTGCCCCGCGCAGTACGCCTCAGAGGCCGGGACCCCGAGAGTCGCCTGGGACGACTGCACGACCCACCTCAAGGACCTGGTGACCACGGCCGAGCACTTCGTGAGGCCGCCTGAGGACCTCGTGGTCATCGACTTCGACCTGCGAGGTCCTGACGGGAACAAGGACCCTGTCAGGAACCTGGAGGCCGCTGCCAGGTGGCCGAGGACCTACACGGAGTTCTCCAGGTCCGGTGGTGGCGTGCACCTGCACTACCTCTACGACGGGGACGTCTCGAGACTCGCGAGCGAGTACGAGCCCGGCGTAGAGATCAAGACCTTCGGCGGGAAGAGCTCGCTGAGGAGAAAGCTGACGTCCTGCAACAGGGAACCCGTGCGTCGACTGACGACAGGTCTCCCGGAGAGGAAGGAGAAGCCGAAGTTGCTCGAGAAGAAGAAGATAGCCTCGGAGAAGGCCCTACGGGACCTGATCGAGAGAAACCTGAGGAAGGAGATCCACCCGGCCACGAAACCGTCCGTGGACTTCATACGGAAGATCCTGGACGACGCCTACACGTCCGGGATGGACTACGACGTGACCGACATGTACACCAGGGTCATGGTGTTCTGCGCCAACAGCACGAACAACGCGGACTACTGCCTGCGCGTGCTACGTCAGATGCACTTCGCCTCCGAGCAGCACGAGGACACCGGGCACGAGGAGTACGCGGACGACAAGATCGTGTTCTTCGACGTCGAGGTGTTCCCGAACCTGTTCCTGGTGTGCTGGAAGTACGACGGGTCCGACGAGGTCCACCAGATGGTGAACCCGAGCCCGTCGGAGGTCGAGTCGTTCCTGGGGAAGAAGCTCGTCGGCTTCAACAACCGCAGGTACGACAACCACATCCTGTACGCCAGGATGATGGGGTACGACAACCAGGGTCTCTTCAGGATCTCGAAGGGCATCATCGACAAGCAGCCGAACTCGACGTTCCGCGAGGCCTACAACGCCTCGTACGCGGACGTCTACGACTTCGCGGCGACCAAGATGTCGCTCAAGAAGTGGGAGATCGAGCTCGGCATCACCCACAAGGAGCTCGACCTGGCGTGGGACCAGCCGGTCCCCGTCGATCGATGGTCGAAGGTAGGGGACTACTGCACGAACGACGTCAGGGCCACGGAGGCGGTGTTCCACCACCTCCAGGCGGACTTCGACGCCCGTAAGGTCCTCGCGGCACTGAGCGGCCTGACCGTCAACGACACGACCCGCCAGCACATGGGCAGGATCATGTTCGGTGACGAACGACACCCGCAGGACGACTTCGTGTACACGGACCTGAGTACCATGTTCCCGGGCTATGTGTTCGAGGACGGGCACTCGACGTACCGTGGCGAGGACCCGTCTGAGGGCGGCTACGTGTACGCGGAGCCCGGCGTGTACCACGACGTGGTACTGCTGGACGTGGCATCGATGCACCCGACCTCGATCATCCAACTGAACCTCTTCGGACCGTACACCAAGCGGTTCGAGGAGATCGTCAGGGCACGTCTCGCCATCAAGAACGGCGACACCGAGAAGGCACGTACGCTGCTCAACGGCCAGCTCGCCGAGTTCCTGGAGAACCCGGAGGAGGCCAAGAGGCTGGCGTACGCGCTCAAGATCGTGATCAACTCGGTCTACGGTCTTACCGCGGCCCGGTTCGACAACCTGTTCAGGGACCCGCGTAACAGTGACAACATCGTCGCCAAGCGCGGAGCCCTGTTCATGATCGACCTTAAGCACTTCGTGCAGGAGATGGGTCTCTCCGCCGTCCACATCAAGACGGACTCGATCAAGGTGCCGGGAGCCACCCCGGACCAGGTCGAGGAGATCCAGGCCTTCGCGAGGCGTTACGGGTACGTCCTCGAGCACGAGGCCACGTACGACACGATGGTCCTGTTCGACAAGGCCCAGTACATCGCCCGGACCGAGGGTCCCGGCGGGCACTGGTCCGCGACGGGGGCCCTGTTCCAGGACCCGTACGTCTACAAGCGTCTCCTCTCCAACGAGGAGGTCACACTCGAGGACCTCCTGGTCACCAAGGCCGTGGCGAAGGGTACCATGTACCTGGACTTCAACGAGGCCCTCCCGGAGAACGAGCACGACTACCAGTTCGTCGGACGCGCCGGCCAGTTCATGGCGGTCCAGGACGGCGGTGAGCTGCTCGTGCTGCGGGACGACCGCTACGTCTCGGTGGCCGGCACGAAGGGCTACCGCTTCATCACCTCGGACGCCGCCCGCACGGTCGACTGGCGTGACCCGTCGGTCGTCGACGCGGAGTACTACGAGGCGAAGGTCCGCTCCGCCAGGGCACAGGTGGAGCGGTTCATCTCCATGCAGGAACTCAACAGTATCAGGAAGGCATGACATGGCGAACGAGAAGGTCCTCATCGAGAACGCGAGGATCGGGTTCAGGAACTTCACAGGACGAGAGGGAAGGTTCAACGCCGAGGGCGAGCGCTCCTTCGGCCTCTTCCTCACCGAGGAGCAGGCCGAGGACCTCGCAGGACGCGGGTGCAATGTCCGGCGTCTGAAGCCCCTTGACGAGGAGGATCCCGGACAACCGGTCCTCAACGTCCGGGTCAACTACCGGATGCGGGACGGACGTCCGCTGCGCTTCCCGCCCAAGGTCGTCCTCGTGACGTCGGGCGGGAACACGGAGCTCACGGAGGAGACCGTGGGCGCCGTCGACGGTGTCGACATCGAGACCGCCGACCTGTACCTGACGCTCCGTCCCTGGGAGGTCCGGGGACAGCGAGGTGTCAAGGCGTACCTCCACTCGCTGTACGTCGTCGTCAACGAGAACTACCTCGAGCGCAAGTACAGCAACAACTGACAACTGCCTAACACGAAAGGACAGATCACATCATGAACAAGGCAGCGTACGACTACGTCAACGACAAGACCAAGCCCGAGTGGGACCCCAAGCAGCCCACTGAGGCCTCCAACGAGCGGAAGGCCCTCTGATGCCCAGCAGGACCAAGGACAACGAGCACCTCTACAAGGCCGCAGCCTCCTGGGGCGGAGAGGCCTACTACATCGCCCGCTCGGTCTGGGGCAAGGGGAACCAGCAGCAGACCGTGCAGATGCGAGGTCTGCTGACCCGGCTGTACGGAGGACGTGTCCCGAGGCCCGTGTGCCCGGCGACCGTCTGGTCGGACTGCCGGAGCCGACTGACGGAGCTCGTCTGGCTGTACCAGGACGTGCTCGACGAGGAGCCGACGTTGTGGCGACAGGTGGCTAAGGACCTCGTGCTGATCCGCCTCGTCATGGACCTCGTCGACCAGGCGGACCACATCAAGAACGCCCGCAAGTCCAACAACATTCTCACACGCCTCAACAACACCATCGAGAGGCTCGCCGTCCGCGAGCTCATGTGAAGGAGCAGAACAATGAACACCGACGTCACCTACAAGGACCGCAACCTCGGCGAGGCCGTCGTCTCCTACCTCTCGGACACGAACGTCCGTGCCGGTAAGGAGCTGGCGCGCCCGGAGGACGTCGCGGAGATCCTCCGCTACGTCGAGGCCGTAACCGGCACCAGGACCGACCCCGAGAAGGTCGATCTCTCCCAGCCCCCGCACACCATCTTCGACCTCGACAAGATGCTCGACGACATCGCCCTGCGCCTCACGGAGCAGGGCCAGTGGAAGCGCGAGCTCCTGGACATCAGGATGATGCTGCGCTGGTACTACGTGGTCTCACGTGGTGCCGACGTCCCCCACCCGCCTACTGGCTTCTGAGAAGAAGGAGAAACACGACCATGGAACCGCTCGACATCAACAACCTCGTACCGCCCAGGCGCATGCGGAGGGTCACCTGGCGTGGCAGGACCCTGGGCCAGCTCGTCTCCTCCTACCTGAGGTGGCTCGACGACGAGCTCTTGGTCAACGGGTTCGACCCCCGTATCGTGGACGAGTACGAGTCCAACCTCCTGTGGGACGTCCGTCAGGCCACAGGTGAGCTCGTCACGGAGCGTACCCACGAACTCGCTCCCGCGAACAACCTCATCGCGATCCGCGGCGTCTGCAGCGGGTGGATGTACCACCTCCGGTCGGTAGCCAAGGAGCTCGGCGTCGGGCCTGAGCTCAGGGACACGGACCTCAAGACGTGGGACACCATCCGGTGGACGTTCCAGGAGGTCCGAGGCGTCAAGTCCAGGTGCATGTTCCTTGAGAACGAGGTCCGGCACCAGACCTGGTTCATCCAGGAGAACATGTTCCGGCTCGAGACGGGGATCGACCGGTGAAGGCGCCTACCGTACGCGGGATGACGCTCGGCGAGGTAGTCTCGATCTACTACCACAACCTCAGGGATGTGGACACCGGCGTCTTCTACGGTGACGAGGAGACGAACGACCAGCTCTGCGAGGACTACCTCGTCAACGCGCTCAGGCTCATCAGGACCGCCACGGGAGAGCTCTGCGAGGACGAGCGCTACAAGCGGGGCTGGTTCGAGATTCCTTACCCCGGGTGCGTCGCCACCCTGAACGACATCGAGAACCTCGTCAACGGCTGGGTCCTCGTGCTCAACCGAGCGGCAGACCAGCTCCTGATCTCCTCAGGCTCGGAGGAGAAGGCGCCCGAGGACTACTGCCTCGTGTTCGAGGCGGTCAACGCGCTCAACCGCCTGGTCTGGGACGTCACCCGCTTCACGCGCTACGTCAGCATCAGGCGAATGCGCCACGACATCAACCTGTTCGCCTGGAAGTTCCACTGCTTCCCCAACTACCTGCCGAACACCTAGGAGAACCAGCATGACCCCCCCTACCATCAACGGCCTCACCTACGGCCAGTCCGCTCTCGCGTTCCTGTACGCCTGCCGACGGCGACTGCCGTACGAGGACGTCCGTGAGATCGACGTCGAGATCGATCTCGTCAAGATCCTGCTCCAGCAGGCCACCGGCGAGCTCTGCACCCGGTACACCGGGAGGGAGCGCTGGGCACGTGCCGAGGTCGACATCCAGGACGTCAGGTCGCTCTGCGACTCCTGGATCGCGTTGGGAAGCAGGACCGCCAGGAAGCTCAGGGACGACCCCTGGGCCAACGAGGAGCTGGGCCGTCAGGCGTGCGGCCCCATCCCGCAGGCCGCCTGGTCCTGCAACTGGTACCACGAGCGGGTGCTGAACCTGCATCCCTGAGAGAAGGAGAAACACCATGGGAACCGTCCCCAGTCCGAACACCATCCTCGGCAGGCACCAGCCGCGTGTCAACCGGGGGATCCTGAAGGCACTGAGCTTCAACGCCGCCAAGCTGACGTCCATGGGTGTCGACATGACGCCCAGCGGGGTCAACTGGGCAGGGATCCCGCAGGAGCAGCGCGATAAGATCAAGGAGGCCAACAGGAAGCTCCTGGAGGCCGCCGCGACCTATCGCGAGACCTACGACTGGCTGTGGAAGAACGGCCAGTTCTGAGGTACCTGAATGAGGATAGAGCTCTATCCTCACCAGCGTGAGGTCCTGTCTCTTCTCCGGACCGGCTCCGTCCTCGCGGGCGGGACCGGTTCGGGGAAGAGCAGGGCTATCCTGGCCTATTGGTTTTCCAGGGTCTGCGCCGGTGAGATCGACAGCGACGGCGTGGAGGTACCTCGGCACCCCGTGGACCTCCTCGTGATCACGACACCTCGCAAGAGGGACACGCACGAGTGGGAGGGCGAGCTGCTCCCCTTCCACGTCTCGACCGACCCGTCGACGAGCCTCGGCGGGATCAGGGTCGTCATCGACTCGTGGAACAACCTGCACAGGTACACGGACACCAGAGGGTGGTTCGTGGTGTTCGACGAGCAGAGGGCCGTGGGGCACGGCAAGTGGGCCAAGGCGTTCGTCAAGGTGGCCCGCCAGAACGACTGGGTGATGCTCTCGGCGACGCCCGGGGACACCTGGCTGGACTACTGGGCCCTGTTCACGGCGAACGGCTTCTACAGGAACCGGACGGACTTCTGCCGACAGCACGTCGTGTGGAAGCCCTGGTCGAGGTACCCGGTCGTGGACCACTACGTCGGCGTTCAGAGGCTCGAGGAGCTTCGCAGACGGGTGGTCGTACCCATGCCTGACCAGCGGCACACGGTGCGACACCACGAGGTCGTGACCGTGGGGTACGACGAGGCCCTGTACGACCGGGTCATGTCCCAGAGGTGGTCGGTGCGCCACGAGAAACCCCTCCAGAACGCCTCAGAACTGGTCTCAGAGGCCCGTTGGGCGTGCCACTGTGCAGCTACACGGTGGGCTGCCTTCCAGGCCGTCAGAGAGGCTCACAAGGCCGTCGTGGTGTTCTACAACTTCGACTACGAGCTCGAGGTCCTGAGGGAGCGGCTTGACGAGGAGGGCGCCGTGTACGCCGAGTGGAACGGCCACAGGCACGAGCCCCTGCCCACCGGGGAGTCCTGGGTTTACCTCGTGCAGTACGCGGCAGGGGACGCGGCGTGGAACTGCACGACCTCGGACTGCGTCGTGTTCTGGTCCATGACGTACTCGTGGAGACGCAGGGCCCAGTGCATGGGGAGGATCGACAGGCTCAACACGCCCTTCACGGACCTCTGGTACTACACCTTCAGGACCGTGTCGAGCATCGACCGAGGGGTACAGAGGGCCCTAGAGCGGAAGGAGGACTTCAACGAGAGGCTGTGGGCGGCCTCAACCGCTTCGCTGTGAGCGAACAGAGGGACGTCTCGGCGCCGGTACCAGTTTTGGTACTTTTGGTACTTCTGGTACCGGCGCCCCTCTCTGTTCGCCGTCAGCGAACGGTTTGTACCACCTTCTGTACCACACCTGTTCGCCGTCAGCGAAACCCGGTACCAAAAGTACCAGTTTTGGTTTCCGGTTTTTACGTTTTTGGTACCGACTTTTCGTTGGAATCATGCGGCTGGTACCAGAAGTACCAAAAGTACCACTTTTTTTAAAAGATTCTAGAAGAAGAAGAAGAAGAAGATAGAGAGACCCCCAAAACCGGTACACAAGACAAAAGTCAAAAAAAAGTGGTACTTTTGGTACTTCTGGTACCGGGCCCGGATCGTGACCGTTTCGTTACCAAACCGTTACCGAACCGTGACCTACGTGGGTCGCCCCTCGCAAGGCTCGTCCCGGGCCTATTTCCGGTGCTATAATGAAGAGATAAGCTAAGCTTAGGATTTTTGAAAATCATTCTCAAAAATCCGTCTCTTCCAGTTCTCCGACCTACCCGTCACCTACCCGTGAAGGAGAGCCCCATGGCCTACACCCCGGAGGGCAAGTTCCAGGCGAACCTCGTCCGACGCATCAAGAAGGAGTTCCCTAACTCCCTCGTGCTCCGCAACGACGCCGGCTACATGCAGGGCGTACCCGACCTCCTCGTGCTTGTCGGCCCTCGTTGGTTCGCGCTCGAGGTCAAGCGTTCGGCAGACGCCCCCGTCCGGCCGAACCAGCGCTACTACGTCGAGCACCTCTGCGAGATCGGTGGGCACGCATGGTTCGTGTACCCCGAGAACGAGGAGGACGTCATCGCCGCCATGCGGAGCGCCTCGTGAACTGGAACCAGCACCGACTGCCCCAGGACCACGCGCTCCTATCCGCCAGCAAGTACCACTGGCTCAACTACGACGACCGCGCCATGGTGGAGGCCCTCCGCCGTGCCGAGGCCGCCGCAAGGGGGACGCGTCTCCACGCCTTCGCCGCCCAGGCCATCCGTCTGGGCATCCGTCTCCCCAAGAACGGGCAGACGCTTAACCGGTACGTCAACGACGCCATCGGGTTCCACATGACGCCGGAGCAGGTGCTGTACTACAGCCCCAACGCCTTCGGCACGGCCGACGCGATCAGCTTCCGACGGGGCCAGCTCCGCGTCCACGACCTGAAGACCGGTGTCACAAAGGCCTCGATCAACCAGCTGATGGTCTATGCTGCCCTCTTCTTCCTGGAGTACGAGGTGCTCCCAGCAAGGACCCGGACAGAGCTCCGGATATACCAGAACGACGACGTCGAGGCCCTCGTCCCCGACCCAGCAGACATCATCCACGTCATGGACCGGATCAAGCACCTTGACCAGGTCATCAACCAGGCTCGCGAGGAGGTCTGACGTGTTCTACGTCCAGGAGGACGTCCTGGCGCACATCGGGACGCCCCACTCGGGCTCCACACCGCACTCCGGGCGCTACAAGTGGGGCTCCGGGCAGGACCCGTTCCAGACGAACACCAACTTCTACGCCGAGGTCCAGCGACTCAAGAAGCAGGGGCTCGGGGAGACCGAGATCGCCACCGGAATGGGTATGTCGGTCACTGAGTTCCGCCAGAGGCGCTCCATCGCCCGCTCCGAGGTCCGTGCGGCCCAGGCGTCACGTGCCGAGATGCTCCGTGAGAAGGGGCACTCGATCAGCGCCATCGCCAAGGACCTCGGGATGTCCGTGTCGACCACCCGTAAGCTCCTCGATCCCGCCTCACGTAAGCGGACCGAGGAGTCCGAGGTCATCGCGGAGGCCCTCAAGAAGGAGGTCGACAAGAAGCGGTACGTCGACGTCGGTCGAGGCACCTCCCTCCTGCTCGACACCTCCGACCCGAAGCTCAGCACGGCCATCCGCCGTCTCGAGGACGAGGGGTACAAGGTGATGTACCAGAAGGTGCCCCAGCTGGGTACCAACAACTTCACCTCCCTCAAGGTCCTGGTCCCTCCGGGAGTCACCCACAAGGAGCTCTACGAGAACCGGGACAAGATCCGTACCGTGGACACCCGTCTAGAGCGCACCAAGGACGGCGTCAAGGCCGTCCGGTTCGAGAAGCCGGTGTCCATCTCCTCCAAGCGGGTCAAGGTCCGCTACGCGGAGGAGGGAGGCAACGAGATGGACGGTGTGATCCAGTTGAGGCGCGGCGTCGACGACATCTCGCTCGGAAAGAGCTCCTACGCCCAGGTCCGGGTCCTTGTCGACGGTACGCACTACCTCAAGGGCATGGCCGTCTACTCGGACGACCTCCCCAAGGGCACCGACCTAGTCTTCAACACGAACAAGTCCAAGGGCACCCCCATGATGGGGCCCAAGGACCACACCGTGCTGAAGCCGATCAAGTCGGACCCCGAGAACCCCTTCGGGGCGTCCTTCAAGATGCGTGCCACCCCGAAGGGCAAGCAGTCCGCGCTCAATATCGTCAACGAGGAGTCGTCCTGGTCCGACTGGTCCAGTACGCTCTCCTCCCAGATGCTGAGCAAGCAGCGTTACTCCCTGGTGAAGCAGCAGCTCACCAAGACCTCCAAGGCGAAGGAGCAGGAGTACGCGGAGATCATGAAGGTCACGAACCCGACCCTCCGCAAGAAGCTCCTGGCCAAGTTCGCCGACTCCGCCGACTCGGACGCCGTGTCCCTCAAGGCCGCGGCCCTCCCGAGACAGGGGACACACGTCATCCTGCCGGTCAAGCAGCTGAAGGACAACGAGGTGTACGCCCCGAACTACCGGAACGGCGAGCGGGTCGTCCTGATCCGCTACCCTCACGCCGGCACGTTCGAGATCCCGGAGCTGGTCGTCAACAACCGGTCTCGGGCGGCTCAGAAGACCATCGGCAAGCAGGCCCGGGACGCCATCGGCATCAACCACCGGGTCGCCGCCCGTCTGTCGGGTGCCGACTTCGACGGGGACACGGTCCTGTGCATCCCCAACAACGACGGCAAGATCAAGACCTCCAAGGTCCTCGCGGGACTGAACGGTTTCGACCCCTCTGCCGCCTATCCGAAGTACCCTGGCATGAAGGTGATCACCCCCAAGGGCAAGCAGACCGAGATGGGGCGCGTGTCCAACCTGATCACCGACATGACCCTCAAGGGAGCCCCGCTCTCGGACATCGCCAAGGCCGTTCGTCACTCCATGGTCGTCATCGACGCGGAGAAGCACGAGCTGAACTACAAGCAGTCCGAGATCGACAACGACATCCCCGGTCTCAAGAAGAAGTACCAGGGATCTGCCAGGGCCGGTGCCTCCACGCTGATCTCGAGGGCGTCCTCGAAGCAGACCGTGGTCGACAGGCGCCCCGCCAGGGTCGCTGAGGGCGGGCCGATCAACAAACGCACCGGTAAACTGAACTGGGTGACCAAGGAGGACGCCCAGTACAAGGTCACGGTGCAGACTAAGAACGGCCCCGTCGAGAAGACACGCACCCGGCTCCTCACATCGACCAAGATGTACGAGGTGGACGACGCCAGGAAGCTCCTCTCGAAGAACCCCACCCCCACTGAGATCGCCTACGCCGACTACGCCAACCGCATGAAACAGCTGGCTAGGCGTGCACGGGTCGAGATGGTCCGCACCAAGGACTTCGAGTACAGCCCCGCCGCCAGAAAGAAGTACCAGGCCGAATACATCTCCCTCCGTGAGAAACTACGCCGGGCAAAGAGCAACGCCCCCCTGGAACGCCAGGCCCAGATCCTGGCTAACGCCGAGGTCCGTCTGAAGCGCCAGGCAAAGCCCAACATGGAGAACGACGAGCTCCGCAAGATCAAAGGGCGGGCCCTGTCCAAGGCCCGGGGTAGGGTCGGCGCCAAGAAGGAGCAGGTGGTCTTCTCACCCAGGGAGTGGGAGGCCATCCAGAAGGGGGCCATCTCCTCGACCATGCTGTCACAGCTGCTGGACAACGCCGACATCCAGGCGGTCAAGCAGCTGGCCACACCACGGGCACAGCCTGTGGTCACCTCCTCGGCTGCTGCTCGCATGAAGACACTGGCCAGGAACGGTGCTACAACTGCTGAGATCGCCGAGGCCCTGGGGGTCAGCTCCTCCACCGTCGGCAGGGTACTGAGAGAGGAGATCTGAGCAGCTCATGCTTACAGAGCAGCAGACACGCCGTCCCTATCCTGGTCTCATCGTGGACCCTGACGCCGACTTCCTTCTCACGACGACGGACAACCCGTACGATCCGTTCGAGGAGTGGGGTGAGTGGGTTGCCTTCGACAACTTCAAAGGCTACCACACACCCCAGCTCCTCGACCGGGTCCTGGCCACCTCGGCTGAGCTGTCTGAGAAAGACGAAAATCTTGCTTTCGCTGAAGCTTGCGAAAGCATTATACACGACTTCGGTCCCGAGCTCTACACAATCGCATACAGAAACCGCGCATAGCTCGGATATCGTTGTCGTCTGACGTCGAACGGGGAGGGGGGTACCCCTCTAAAAAATACCCCCCTCC